CCACTTGGCCTGGAAACTCTGCAGTAGCTTACGGCTTTCAGGCGTTAGACGGGTTTTGGACAAATTCAAGAGGGTTTAATATTGATGCTTTTCATGATGCCGTGCAGGATTTAGATAACGCTGTGCATTTGGACCACTCTCCATACTTGTTATTTGATTTAATAAAAGCTCTCCCAAAGGCCGTACTTGTTGGGCACAATTTAAGTTTTGACTTGATGTACCTTTTGAAGACATCGGCAAACGACAGTGTGATGGAGAGACCAAGGCTTTTGTGGGACACAATGAAGTATCACCACATTATGACCGGCAGAGGTCAAGTTAATCCCTCGCTTGAGAAGGTCGCAAAATTTTGGGGGTTGAGTTTTCGGAAGGACGATGAGATTAAGGAGCGGTTTAAGCTTGGGATTGGCGCCGACAAGATAGACCAAGAGTTATTGTACGACTATCTACATTCGGACGTTCGAGCGACCGCACAAATCTTTGCAAGGCAACTCGACCACGCTTGGGGGAAAGGAGATACTTACCTGAGATACGCCTTGGAACTGATGACCGGCATTAAAGCGACATCAGTAATGTCAATGACTGGGATGGCTTTTAATACAGCTAGTGCTGGAGCAGAGAGCGCGGATTTAGAAATCAATTTAAAACGTTGTGAAGAGCAAGTTATAGAAAATTGGGGAGGGTTTTGGCCGTGTGCGTTCAACCCAAATAGCCCAAGTCAAATTGAGACATTGTTGTGGGGTGGAGAATCGAAGGTGTTGTACGACCAAGAAGTGTTAGACGAGAATGGGGCAGTGGTTTTGTACAAGTCCGGGGAAAAGATGGGTCAGATCAAGACCAAGAAAGCAACGCGAATCGTGCCAATTGACCCTATGGCTTTACCCAAAAGCATAAAACTATTCGAGAAAAGAGGTTGGGATATGAAGTCTAGCGCCCAGACGCTGCAAAACCTCGTTAAACACGACAAGGCTACCGCAGGTGCTTTTGCTGCGGACATTTTGGAACTCCGCAACAAAGCAAAAACAATCACAACTTACTTTAAACCTTACTTAAAATTTGCAGTAAACGGCGCTATACACCCCGCCTACAACCACTGCGTTACGCAAACGGGAAGACTCTCGTCTTCAAAACCAAACATGCAAAACGTTACAGGAAAAGATAAATGATTTTAGACCACTTTATTGCGCGACCGGGGTACACTTTGGCAGAGTACGACTACAAGCAACTCGAAATTAGGGTGCTGGCGTTAGCTAGCCGAGACCAACAATTGATTGACGACATCTGTGCAGGTATGGACATGCATATCTATTTCGCCAGCCAGATATTTAGCAAGCCAGAGGCCGATATTTCGGCGGAAGAGAGGCGTATGGCAAAAGGGTTTTCCTTTCAATTGCAATACGGGGCTGGGGCCAATGGCATAGCGCGTCACTGGGACGTTCCTAAGGCCCTAGCAGAGGACTTTATCAAGCAGTACTACCGTAGGTACCCCCAAGTCAAGAAGTGGCAGCAGAGCGTCTTAGATGAAGCCTCAGGCACCCTTGAGTTCGAGGGGGACATGCAGGAAGGGTTAGCTACAAAACGTGGTTATATTCCGTCTATTTGGAAGAATCAGCATGGCGACGCTTTGACGCGATATATGGTGATAGCAGATCGTTACGAAGCTTGGGGAGGCGATGGCACCGACGTGAATTACCGGATTTCCCCGACAAAAACCAAGAATTACCCCATCCAAGGCGCTGCTGCTGACATACTCATGTTAATGCTCAACAGACTGTCGGATTATTTGTGGGATAAACCCATAAATCTTTTGAACACCGTTCACGACTCTGTCTTAGTAGAGATACCTTGGCTACCCGAGGTCGAAAGGTCTTCAAGCGTGTGCAAGATTTATGAGTTACTGTCTGCCGTACCTGAAGCATTAAGCGAGGTGTTTAACGTGCAAACGCCCGTGGACTTTCCGGTAGATGTCAGCGTCGGAAACTCACTGGCTGCGGTCAAAGCTTCTTGAGTTTGACAGGGGATGTGTATTCCCCTATACTATAAGGGAGCTTTGTTTTATTAATTCATCAACGAGGGCAAATGTTATGAAAGAGACTGTCAGTGGAAGCATCGCACGCATGGGACAAAACCAAAAATCTTTTATCCTGCAAGAGCAAGATGGAAAGTGGTTTGGGGCTTTTGCCGTGGACCAACTCCAAGGTGCTAATCTAGGAGACAAAGTACAATTTTTCTACGAAAGTGTAGAGAAGAACGGACGTACTTTTAATAACATCAAAGGAAATGTCTCGCTAGTTTCCAAAACGTCCGCATCCAACATGGACGAGAAGCAACCAAGCTTACCCAGAGAACGCCTGATACTCAGGCAAAATGCTTTGACTAACGCTGTTAATTTTCTAGCTGCGAACCCTATGGCAGAAGCAAAGAAGGCTGGACCCCTAGAGGAAGGAAACCACTTAGCTCGCATAGCAGCAGTGCTAGAGACCGCGAGTCAGTTTGAGGCTTGGACTTCTGGAGACTCAGATATGCGGTCTTCAGAGACTCAACCAAGCGCACAAAACAGCGGCGGAGACCCTAGCCCACAAGATTGGAGCGAGGCTGCGGCGTCATTAAAACAAGCGTCCTAGTTAGGACGATGACAAAACAAGCTATGGTACTGTTTGATGGAGACATCATCGCGTATCGAGCGGGTTTTGCAGCAGAAAAACGTGTTTACTTCGATGCCCGAGACCCCGAAGGGGTTTCCTTTGGGACTAAAAGAGAAGCCTCGCAGGTTATAGATAAGGAACACCTAGATAGTAGGAGGAATCTAGAACCCTTAGAAAACGCACTTCAGAATGCTAAGACCCTAATAGAGGGGTCGCTTGAAGACCTGCGAGATTCTCACGATTTGCCTGTAGCAGGCTATGTCACTTTCCTTTCCGGCAACACGGAGAAACCTAATTTCAGATTAGCCGTAGCAGAAGACTACAAAGCTAATAGAGACCCGAAACATAAACCAACGTACCTCAAAGAGTTGGTTGAGTACCTCGTAAAGCAGCACTCTGGCTTCCTCACGCAAGGGTGTGAGGCAGATGACTTCTTCGGGCACGCCCAGTCAGACGCTCGTCGAGATGGGTTGGAGCCAGTTATAGTCTCTATTGATAAAGACCTGGCTCAACTGCCGGGACTACACTACAACCTAGTCAAAAAAGAACTGGTGGATATTCCAAAGGAAGAGGCGACGTTAGTCTTCTGGCGGCAAATGTTAGAAGGTGACTCAGTTGACAACATTAAAGGTGTAGTAGGCGTAGGTAAGGTCAAGGCGAAAAAGTACATACCTGCTAACACAAGCGACGAGGTAGCGAAGAAGACAGTACAAAGTTATTATCAAAGGGACCACGAGGATGACTGGGAAAAGGAATACAACAAGAACTGCGACCTCCTTTGGATATGGAGGGCTATCCCAGATGAGTGCCCGCACAAAGTCTAGTATTAAACCTTACAGGTCTAGATTTGAATTTAATATAGCAGCAGGGCTGGAGCAAGCTAACGTAGATTTTGAGTATGAACCAAAGAAGATTGCATACTTACACCCAGTACACCGAGGGGTCTGCCTCTCTTGCGGGGCTACTCACGTTGGGCGCCAAGCGCTTTACTTGCCGGACTTCTGGCTACCTAAACAAAACATTTGGGTAGAAGCAAAAGGACGGTGGACTAGTTCAGGAAGAACTAAGACATTAGCTATATTAAGCAGTGACAATGAACTAACATTGGACAACTTTAGGATGCTGTTCATGTATGACAACTGGCTCACGAGAAGACATAACCAAACTTACATGCAGTGGTGCCAAACCCAAGGGATCGTATGTGCGACAGGCACAGAGCTTCCGAACGAGTGGTTAAATTAATGTTACCGGACCCATTACGCCCGATCTGGGCAGTACGCACAAAGAAAGCGGAGAGTAGTATGCACAGAGTAATTGCGGATAAAGAGTGCCCAGAGCATTACAAATACCCCATCGAACCAGCAGCGTTTTGTATTAAGAACCGACTACCTTTTGCCGAAGGCAATGTGGTAAAGTATGTTTGCCGCTGGCGAGAAAAGGGCGGCGTAGACGATTTACGAAAGGCAAGACACTACCTTGACATGATCATAGCGGAAGAACAACAGTTGTACTCAGGAGAGGAAGGAGGTTGCTAATGACCACAGAGAATACTAACCAACACGTCAATGTCCCAGCGGTGCTGTTAATTAAACTTCGCTGGCTTTTGCTGCTTGCTTTATTAACTTTACTGCTGTGGGTAGGTTTGTTATCAAAGCAGTTTAATGAGTTTACGCAAGCTAGTGCTGTGGTTCGCGCTGATTTAGACGCCGACATAGCAGGGTTGAGAAAGAGCTTGATCCTCACGCGGCGAACTCAACATAAACTTCAAAGCAGGTACTTTGGGACTGTTGAGACCGTACAAGGACTGGAAGAAAGCCTAGTGCAAGCCGTCGCCAATTCCTCTATTTCTCTCAACGAACTGAGAAATAGTCACGGCAAACAACTTCATGATTTATACACAGAGCTTGGAGAACTGCAAAGTAAGTTGGCAGCAAGTGACGAGCGCAATGAGGCTGCGCTAACTGCAGCGGCATCAGACTTGGAGTTGAGGTTACTGCTGGCGGAAGCTACCTACCTGGAGCAACAGGGACTACTAACGGAACACAAAGCAAAGTTCGAGCAAATCATGCTCGTGCTCGCAGCGGTCCATCAAAAAGCCAAATCAGCGGGATACCCCGAAAGACCTCATGCTTTTTGCGACTCTGAAGACACGATGTGTGGGAACACACCTTCTAAATCCTCTGGGCAAGTGGTCGATGGCCGCTAAGTGGAAAAGGGTTCCGTTTGGTCACTGCCTGAGTAGGCTGACTAAGGTATTAGATAACCACAACGTAGAGTATGAAATACAGTGGAGACACCACAGGGTTTTAGTTTATCAGCATTCTGTCCCTAGTTGGTTATATTTTCCAAGCGCGCAAAGGTATACAGATTGGTATGAAGGTT